ATCTGCAAAATCTTTGGCTGCTTGCTGTAAATCATCAAGAACACCCTTAATGGAATCAATACCTGATTGCATTGCATCACGGATTGTTTTGATGCGCTTTGCTGACTTTTCAGCATCCGTTTCTGTGTCAGGGGTAATTACACCTGTTGCTGCTGAATACTTCTTTTTTTCGTCAGCAAGAATGTCGCCAAAACCAAGTCCTTCTTTAAGGCTGTCTTTAATTTTTGTAATAAAGTCGCCAATTTTATCGCCGACAACTGCTGCAAAATCTGTTTTGTCTGCGAACTCTTGCATCGTTACTGCAAGCCCCATAACCATCTCGCCCGCTTTATCAACCTTGTCAGCGATACCGTCAATAAAATCACCAACAGTAGTAGAAAGAGGCGCATCTATTACTTTTTGCATGGCATCAATAACGGTTGTGAGTCCGCTTGATGCTCCCTTGGCGCCCTTGACCAACAAGGCAATCATTTTTGCGCCGTTATCTTCTTTGCCAAACTCGACTACCTTGGCAGAGAATTTAGACAGAGTAGATTCAACTTTTCGCAAAGTATTTTCTGTGCTGGTTCCAATGTTAGAAATCCCATTAACCGCTGTTTTAACTCCATTGACAACGCCATTAAAAACATTCTTGCCAAGGTCTACACCTAAATTGGCAATTCCTGTAATTGCACCCCTGGCAGCATCAAGTCCACCATTTAGGGCGTTGGCAACCATTGGTCCAATGTTAGGAATCTTAGAGAACAAACTCAACAAACCTCGTACCCAGCCCGTTACGGCATCGAATACCATTCCAAGGAACTTACCAATTCCAGTTGCTACATTTTCAAGTATTTTGAAAATACCGTTACCGACTCCTGAGATGGCGTCTAAGATAGACAAGAAGATTGACCTAACGCCTTTGAATAAGAAGTTAAATACACCTAATAAATCGGCAACTCCACCAACTAAACGAGCAAAAATGTTGATAATTCCGCCAATAACAAGGGTGATAATTCTTAATGCAGCGTTGAAAATAAACTTGACCGCATCATAAAAGAATCCTTGACTTTCCATGAGGGATACAAAACCATCAATTAAGTTTCTAAATCCTTTTAGAACGAAAACAATGACGCTGAGGATAATGTCGAGTACAACCTCAAAGACCTTTACAACTGCCTCAACAAAGAAACTAAAAACTCTAATCAAGAAGGCAATACCTTGAATCCACATGCCAAAGGCAGTAACAATTGAGGAAACGGCATAAATAATTACTTTAATAACAAAGTTAAAGACTTTTTTAACAACTGCTGCAAAATCTTCATTTGTTGCCATGAGATAACCGAAGGCTGCCATTAACGCAATTACTAAACCGATAATTAAAGGAATTGGATTGAGTGCCATAGTCATGTTCATGATTGCTATTGCCTTAGTGAGCGCAGCAGTAACAAAGGCTGCTGCACCCATAACGGCGGAGTAAGCAATTTGAGCGCCCATTGCAAGCAAGATTGCTAATCGATAACCGCCATAGGCAATAGCAACTCCAGCAACAACTAACCCTAAAGTCTTAAAAACTTCTATGTTTCTTTGAACAAAACCAATTACTCCACGAACAATCGCTGCCAAGATATTGATGGCTTTTGCAAGAACCATAACTCCAACGGCAGCGACAGTTCCCATGATTTTACCAATTTGAACAAGTATAGGTACCAAGGGCTTGAAGGCTGTGAATAGATTTACTAAAGCCTTACGAACTTGAGTTGAGGTCAGCGCCATTGCAAGAAGGGCAACTGGAAAAGGCTTTAATTTAGAAAACACAGTTCCGATAATTGGAACGCCTGGAAGAAGTGCTTTACCTGCAAAAGCGGCGAATCCCGCTGCTACACCCGCGATAGCGGGAAGAATCATCTCAAATGTTTCTGCTAATTTTCTAGTGTCAGGTATAACTCTCTTTATACCCTTTGCAGCATTTTCAGCGCTCGTATACATGATGTCCATGCCTTTAATGGCACCTGTAATCTTTGTTATGAAATCTGTAATTGGTTGAGTGAGTTTCATAAATACTTCTCGTAAAGCACGAAGAATTACTTGAAGTGTCGCATTTTTTTCAACTGCTTTTGTAACTGCTTTTTCAAGGTCGTAAGCCGCTAAAATGAGCGGACCAAAGGCTTTGAGCAATACATCACCCATGGCTACTTGCAACTCATTGTGCAAGCGCTTGAACGAACGAAGAGTCTTACCAGGAGACTTCATCGCTGCTTCGTAAGTACCAAAAACCTTAGTACCTTCTTTCATTACACCAGCAAGAACAGCCTGTTGTTTTTCCTGATAACTTAATTCTTTTGTTGTTTTACCGATGCTCTTTGCAAATTTTGCATACATCTGACCAGCATTTTCTTGGATACCAACTGATTTGAGAACTTCGCTTCGTCCTGTAATAACGGCGTGAGTTAATTTATTAAATGTATCTGTTGAGTTCTCACCCGAGATAATTGCCAAGTCCTGAGCAATACGAGCAATGTCAGATGCCTTACTCAACTCAAGGTTATTTTGAGCAAACTTCAATACGGCTTTTTGGGCAATATCCATTTCGATACCCATGGATTTAACATCCGCGGCTTCATCTGCAAGTGCTTGTCCGCCTAAGCCTGTTGATTTACCAATTGCATCTAAGGCGTAATTCAACTCATCGACGCGAGCAGCAGCATTAAAAGATTTGATACCGAAAGCAATTACGGCGGCGCTGGCGGCGGCTGAGGCAACGCCAATTCCAATCATCGAACCTCTGAGGCGTCCCGTTGTTTTTGAGAAACCCTCAGCAGCCTGAGATGCTTGTTGCATCCCTCGGGTAAATTGTGCGGTATCGGCGCTAACTCGCGCCCGCATCTCCATCTGCGGTGCTTCAGCCATTATCTTCTTGCCTTAGCCTTTCTTTCCGCTTTTTCCCGCTCTTTCCCTCTTAGGATGTAGAGGGCAGACCACTCGGTTAATTCCATACTAGATAGGGGGCGGTGGGCTGGACTCCCGTAAAGAAGTTCGCCCACCGTCCGACCTAATTCTTCAGCAAGTTCGAAAAGAAACCTACGCTCAGGATTCTTCAGGAAATCGTGCTTGTGCTTCGTCTACCGCCTTTTCAGACAGACCTGAGTTGCCGAGAGCCTTGGTTGCAAGGCGTTCGATAACTGCACCATTCTTAGAAAGGATGGCTTCTTTGTCCTGTGTTGTAAAGACTGGCAGACCAGTTGCAGGGTCATAAACGGTTGCAATAACAGTTAGTGCGTACATTGCAGCAACATCGGTCTTGTCGCCTTTAGCAGCGCCTTCTCCGAGTTTTGCTCTTTCGTTTGCTGTCATCGAACGAACCTCGACAGTTACTCCCCATTCAGGGATTTCTACGAGTTCCTTTGTGATGTCATCGCTACTGAAAATTGCTTCTTTTAGACTCATTTATTTCTCCTTGGACACTAGGTTGGTCACGACTTATTAAGTTTTTATTTAATTATTGATTATGAATAAGTACCGCGTGTAACGGCACCTGTAACTTGGAACTCTGCTGAGAAAGTTACAACATCGCCAACTGCACCACTCTTCTCGTAAGAAGTCATGAGGCACTCGCCTGTGTACTTTGCATCTCCTGTTGCTAAACCTTCAGGTCCGTACTCAAACGACAAAGTTGCCGCTTGTCCTAAAACCGCGCTTAGGTGTGCATCAACTGTTGTATCGAAGTTACCTGAGATTGAAATGGTCGCATCGCTTAAACCCACAATGTAGGTCTTTGCGTTTGAACCAAAACTTGTTGTCTCGGCGGTTTCGATTGTCTGTGGGAATGAAACATCTGTCAGCACATCGCTGATAGTTGTTAAAGACCCACCTGAATTGTCCACCTTGAATACGGTGGCTTTACCGTGTGTGAATGTAGGCATTAGTTTCTCCTTGCGAAAGCCACTACTGGGGTGGCGCTACCTGTGGAACCTGCAACCGTGTAGTTCACGCGCAGGTATCTTGCTACGGTCCCAGTAACTTCAACTCTTTGAAAAGTTTTCTGTGTACTGGTCACGACTGTAAAGGTAATCAAATCAGTAAAGGTTGAGTTGTCGGCTGACTGCTGAACCTTGACTGTTATGTTGCCATTACGAGTATTAGTTGGAACGCTTACAAAGCCTACTCCACCATTGGTAGATGCGGCTGCATTATCAACAGATGTTCCATTGCCTGTTGATGAAATGGCTGCGCCTGAAGAAAGAATCTTTCCATGCTCAACGCCATCGCTTGATTGGAACTCAGCACTTGTCTGTACGACATCTGCCACGGCTCCTGAAACTTCGTATGA